TTAGGTACACCTAGAGTAGATATAAGAGAGGATGGTAGACGCTAATGCTTATAACCAGTATTCCTCAATATATTCAAGGTGTAACAAACGCAAAGGTAGATTTAACCACAACGGATCTTACAACTTTGTTCACAGTTCCTAGTGATGCCGATTTCAATGCAGCAGTTGTAAACTCTATATTAGTATCTGAAGATAGTGGCAATGCAGACACGATAACAGTCACACTTGTAAGTGGCGGTGATACATTTAGTTTATTCAAAGTCAAAGCCGTAGGAGCTAACACAACTGTAGAATTACTTTCAAAAGATTTAATCTTGCAAAGTGGAGAAATATTAAAAGTGCAGGCCGCAACTGCAAACAGATTGCATGTTGTAGCCAGTATTCAAGAATTATCGAAGACTAGAGTTACAACAAGTGCGATATCAAGGATATAGTATTGAAGAAATAATAAATTATTGGTAGTATGAACTATGGGCATATTTAGAAACATCACAAAAACATTAAAACAAGCAGCGCCAGTAATTGGTAGTGCTATAGGTATGTATGTTGGTGGTCCAATAGGAGCTGCCATAGGTTCTGGTATTGGATCTTTAGCTGCAGGTAGGGATACACAAGAAGCACTGACAAATGCCGCTTTAGCTTATGGAGTAGGTAGACTTAGTGGATATGGTGCAGGCTTTGAAAAAGTACCACCAGGTAGAGAGGTAGTTGGAGCAGTAAATAGAGGTGGTGGCAGTACTGGTGGATACTCTGGGTTTAATCAAGTAAAAGGCTTTGAATCTGTTCCAATAAAAGAACCTGGAATAATGAGCAAAATAGGAACTTTTGCTAAAGAAAATCCATTTACCACTGCTGGTATAGCAGGTCTTGGATTAACCGCTTTAGGTGGTGAAGAAGAAAAACCAATGATAGGATCAAGAAGACCAGATCCAGTGGGTAAATCAAGATTAGGAGTAGGTCTGATAGGAGACAAAGCCTATAATTTAGACGATGATGAAGACAGAAAGAGATATTTTGAAGATCTTAGAAGACAACAAGGAGTATCGCCAACTGAATTTCGTGCAGCAGGTGGAGAAGTAGAAGGGCCTGGAACAGGAACAAGTGACTCTGTACCAGCAAGACTATCAGATGGAGAGTTTGTATTAACTGCCAAAGCTGTAAGAGGTGCTGGAGGTGGTGATAGGGACTTGGGTGCAGCAAGAATGTATGATATGATGTCTAAACTAGAGAGGGTTGCATAATGGCTACGCAAACACAAGAACAAATAGTAAGACTTGCTCCCTTTCAAGAGCAGTTTTTAGCAGATATTTTTAAGAGTGCCTCTGATTTAACTGGTAGTGGCACACAGATGCCTTTTGCTGCACAACAGTTAGCAGGACTTTCACAAGGACAAAGAGATGCAATAACAAGAGCCACTCAAGGTGTAGGTGCGTTTCAACCTTTTCTGCAACAAGGAGCCGAGGCTGTTGGTCAAGGCATAGGACAATTAGGAACTGCACAACAAAGAGTTGCCGCAGCAGGAATAGATCCAACTAGCTATCAACAGTTCATGAATCCTTTTATGGAAGATGTAATTGCAACAACACAACAAGACATTGCAGATAAAGGAGCACAACAACAGTTGCAGGCACAAGCGAGAGCCGTTGGACAAGGTGCATTTGGTGGTTCAAGACAAGCAGTATTACAAGGACAGATAGCTTCTGATGTTATGGATCAACAAGCAAGAACTGGAGCACAACTAAGATCTGCTGGTTTTCAACAAGCACAAAACTTAGCACAACAAGCAGCGCAACAACAATTGAGACAAGCACAACTAACTGGACAGTTAGGTCAGACAGTTGCTGGTCTGGGTGTTCAAACTGCTGGTCTAGGACAATTAGGACAACAGATGGGTGTTCAAGATGTTAACACATTATTAGGTATTGGTGGGTTGCAACAACAACAAGGACAAAGAGAGCTTGACGTTACAAGAGCTAATCAGTTAGCACAACAAGCACTACCTTTCCAGAGAATAGGATTTATGTCTGATATATTTAGAGGTGTACCAGCGTTGCAACAAACATATTCAACCACTACTACACCACCACCAAGTAGAACATCACAATTATTAGGACTTGGTATTGCAGGTTTAGGTGCGGCTGGTAGTGCAGGCGGAATAGGTAACTTATTTAATATGGGAGTGAGACCTACATAATGACCGTATACAATAGAAAGATGTTTCGTAAAAAAGATGGTGGAGCTGCTGGTATCATGGCTAGTGGACCAGAGTTAATTAAAGCTCAACAAGGTGCTTTTATGGGGCCTGGTATTCCTATGTCTGGTGTGAGAAATTTTTCACCTGCAGCTTTAGGATCAACTAGAATAGATAATCAATCCGTTAATCCACTAAGTGGTTTTCCAGGATTTATTAAAGATGCTTTTACTTCTTCTAATCCTAGTGCTTTAGGACAAGTTATAAACTATTCTTTAAAAGGTTTAGACGCAAAGAAAAGAGCAGAAGAAGAAGAAAAATCTGAAAAAGCAAACGAAGCAGCTAAAGACAAAATAATTACGCCATTCACACAAGGTGCCATACAAACAGCAACTGGGGCTGAGCCAGACATAGAGGCGAAAGATCCCCCAGGTGTAATTAGTGATACAATAGCTAGTTTGAAATTATTTAAGAAAAACATTACACCCACAATCGAAGAATTTAAGAAGAATTATACTGATTTACCAAGAGAAGTATTTAATCTTGGAGTAGATAAACTTACGTCATTTCTAAAGAAAAAGACTGATGAGACTTCTTTTTTAGATGCAGCAGGAGAAAAGCAAGGAGCTATTGGTTCTGTGGCAGCAAAGAAAAACTTATATGAACTAGAAAAAGAATCAAGAATAGAACAAGGATTTTTACCTGCGCCTGGTGGAGAAAAAACAAAAGATGAGGGTGAGATTGTAATTGTAGGTGGTAAAGAAAAACTAAAGACAACTGACGCAAATGGTAATGAAATAATAACAGATTTAACAGAAAAAAAGAAAAAAGAAGTTAGCCTATCAGAAAGTGCAAAAAACCTTGGAGATTCTGAATACGATAAAAAACAATTAGCAACAACAGAAGAAACTGGGCAAGGAAGTAAAGCCAATCAAACTGTTGCTCTTCTGGATTCTAACTCTGAAAAATCTGCAAAAGATGGTTTAACTAACACCTCTACTTTAGAGAAGTTATTTAGAGATAAGTTAGCTGTTTTAAGTGACGATAAAACAAAAAGTAGTATAGGTGATATATTAGGCATTCAATCTTTTGACCAAATGACTTTAGGCGAGAGAACGGCTGCGTATAAGTCCATATTAAAAGCCACATTAGGTGAAGACAAAGATATAAAAGATGATGCGAGTTTTAACTTAATCATGACAGGTTTACTGATTGCATCAGGCGATAGTCCAGATGCACTTACAAATATTGCAAGAGGATTTGCAAATGGACTTAAAATGTACGCAGATAATATAAGTGATAAGAGAAAAGAAAAAAGAGAGATAGCTTTAGCAGCCACTAAACTAGCTATTACTGCGGATGAATCTGCAAAAGAAAGAGTGTTTAAGGCAGAGCAAAATCGTCTTGACAGAGTTAGTAAAGAATTTATTGCTATGGCTAGTAAACAAACAAGTAAAACTAAATTAAGAGAAGCCATATATAAAAAATTAGTTGCTAATCCAGATGGTTATTTAGGTTTAAGAGATAAATTAAACTATGCTAAACTGCCTGATTCTCAAAAACCAGCTTATTTATCTCAAATAACAAATAATTTAACTGATACTTTTTATCAATCTGGAGTAACTGGAACCACTGCAAATTTATCAGATAAAGATTTAAAAGGACATATGGATGCAAATAAAAAAGCTAAAGCAGATGGATCAGATAGATACACATATAATGGACAAGTTTTTGCAGTTCAATAGGAGTTATAATGGCAAAATTTACTCCGATACCAATAAACAATGAAGAAACGACTTTTGTTCCTAAACCCATAGTTGAGCAAATTACATTAGAAAATGAACCTCCTCCACAAACAGAAGAGTCCACTTTTGCTGATATAGCACAAGGTGTTTTTTCTGGTATTATAAGAGGTGGAGCAGTAGAACCAGCTAAAACTGGTTTGACGTTATTACAAGCAAAGTTTGGTGGTCCAGATCAAGCAAAAGAATTAGAAAAAACATATCAAAAGTTTCAAGAATACACGGGACTAAAACCAGATAAAACTGGTGGTGAAGTATCAGAAAGAATAACTGGATTCTTAACTAGTTATCTTACTTTGGGTAAGGTTTTAAAAGGTGCAAAATCTTTGATGGGTATAAAAGCACCACCACCAAGTATAGGTGCTTTTAGAAAACTATCTCCAACACAAAGAGTAATTCAAGCGGGTAAAACAAGTTTTAGAGGTGGAGCGGCAGAATTTTTATCCTCACCAGATGGAGCTATGACTTTATCCGATTCTTTTGATGCACTGCCAGACGCATTGAAAACTGACAATGAAGTTAAAATAGATTCTAGAGATGAGGCAAAAAGAAGATTAGCAAATAAATTAAAATTAGGTACAGAAGCAACTGCTTTTGGTTTAGCAGTCGAAGCTGCATTTCCAGTTGTCGGAATAACAGTAAAAAGTGCATCTAAATTAAATTTACCTTTTCAATATAAAGGATATCAACTTGGTGTAGGAGGACTTGTAAAAGGTTTAAGTGATGGTATTGGTTTTCTAGGAGCTAATATAAACAAAGCATTAGGTCGTCTACCAGAGAGATACCTAACAAGTGCTGGTGTAACACCAAAAGAAATATATGAACAACTTCAAGATACAGTAGCTGTTACAAAAGCAGATGCAGACAAAGTGGCTAATACTTTAAGTTCTTTTGATAGAGAATTAAAAAAAGTTGTTAAGGCACAAGGATTATTTGGTAGGGGTAGACTAGGAATACAAGAAGCTCATGATAATTTATACGATTATTTAAGTGGAGCTAATGTTAATGCTCTTGATCAATATGGACAAGGTGTTAAAACGGCTGCTAAAAGTTTAAGAACACAAATAGATGACATGTCTGATCTAATAGCTACAGACATAGGAAGAAGAATAGATTTAGGAGAAATAGACGCTACTCGTGGACAACAATTAATTAATACAATAAACGAGCAAAAAGGCAGTTACATAAGAAGAGTATATGAGGGTGCTTTTAGTAAGGGTGAAACATTAGCAGATATTAAACTAAAACCAGAATACGCAGAATCGGTAAGAAAATTAGCGGCAAGATTTCCAGAGGATGAGAACGCAGTTGCCAGAGCAACTCAAGTAATTGACGATGCCATAAACGATAACGCAGTTAATTTAGCTATTCCTTCAGAAGAGACAGTAAAATCAGTCGCCAAAGGATTAAAATTTGCAGATAATTTTTTTGGAAGAAAACCTTTATATGAAGTAATGGAAGGTATTTTTAAAGACAGAGATAAATTTTTGTATGGTATACCAGAATTTAGAACACTTGTTAAAGAAATAAAAGACCCAGTAAAAGTTGCGATTAGAACAATTGAGGATATGTCTACAACTTTAAATGCTAGTCGTCTTTATTCTAGTTTATCTACTCAATTAAAAAGCACAGCTGAACAAGGATTGTCATCTCTTCGTCAAGGAGGCAGACCTTTAATTATTTCTGGAGAAAATTTAACAGACACTAATTCAATAAATTTTTTAAGACAAAATGGTTATGTAAAATTAGATGAATATGTGCCTCAAAAACCAATAGGATCAGTTTTAGATGACGCTAGTGATGTTATTCCAACTGACGTAGACATAGAAAAAATGTCTATATTTGGAGGCAAATATGGTGCTTTGTCTGGTGATTATGTAGCACCAGAAATATATAACTCTTTAACAATGCCTTTGCGTGGTAATAGTATTTTTAATGATCTTTTAGGAATAACTTTACAGTTAAAAGGTTTGTCTCAATATTCAAAAACTGTTTTAAATCCTTTAGCTCAAGTAAGAAATTTTATGTCAGGTCCGTTCTTTCTACTTGCCAATGGTGTAGTGGCTAGAAACATGAATCTAGGAGAAAGCATGGCTTTGACTTTCAAAAAATACGATAACTTATCTTCAGAAGAATTTAAAAAGTTTTTTGATACATTTGGAAGACTAGGATTAAGAGATGAAAACTTAGCTATAAAAGAAATAGAAGAGATAGCTAAAGATGGAGGTAAGTTTAACTTTTTAAATGCCATTGAAAAAGTGCCTGGAGCAAAACCTTTACAAAAAATATACATGAATACAGACACATACTGGAAGATGAATGCCTTTAGTGGAGAAAAGGCTAGATACAGCGCAGCGTTTAATAAGGCTGGTATTGTGGTTGATGACATAGCAGATGAACTCATAGCAACTAGGATTATCAAAAGACCAAAAGGAGAAGTTCTAAGAGATGTAGATACTTTAGATGTCTTAGTTGGAGACATAGTAAAAGAAACAATGCCTATTTATAGTCGTGTTCCAGAAGCGATAAAACTAATAAGAAAAGTCCCAGTTGTAGGTGCTTTTGCATCTTTCCCAGCAGAAATAATTAGAAACTCTGCGAACATTTTAGCAAGAGGAGTTGATGAAATGTCTTTCATCGCCACTCCAGAAATAGTTGCAAAAGTTGGGACAAGAGCCGCAAAAGAATTAGAAAAACAAATAAGAGCAATAGGTGCTCAAAGAATAGCGGGATACATATCCTCTGCCTTTGTTGTTCCAAAAGCAATAGTGTCTGCATCTGCAAAAGCAGCAGGCATTTCAGAAGAACAACTAGAAGAAATTAGAATTAATAATTTACCAGAGTTTATGAGAGGACAATTAATAGCAGCACTTTCTCCAATTACAAAAGATAAAAGAGGAGATTATAATCTTGAATATACAAGCATAAGTTATTTAATGCCTTATGACTTTGTTTTACAACCAGCAAGAGCAGCTTTAGATGCTTATAATAGAAAAGGATTTTTAGATGCTCAATCTGCAACTGACATAATATCATCTGCATTTCAAGCATTTGGAACCTTTATGGAACCCTTTGCTGGAGAGTCTTTATTAGCAGAAAGAATATTTGATGTTACTCTCAGAGATGGTAACACAGACACTGGTATTAAAGTTTATTCACAAGGAGATTCTTTGGGAGGTAAATTAAAAAAAGGTTTAGTACATGTTTTTAACGGATTAAATCCAGCAATATTAGAGAATACATTTTTTAAACCTACCGCAAGAGGACCTGGGGGTGAACTTTCGATAGAGTTTGGAAGAACTGGTAAAGCGTTTACTCAATCAATAACGGGTGAAATATTACCAACTAAAACTGGAGTTGTTTATGAAGGTCCAGCAGAAGCTTTGACAACTATTACTGGAGTCAGGGCATTAAAAGCTAATTTTAATGACTCTCTATATTACAAAACAAATGAATACTCTAAAAAAAGAAATGCACTAAGAACTGATTTTAACAGTTATGCAGATGACAATGACTTAACAGAACAAGATATAGTTTCTGCATACAATGCAGCAAATAACACACTATATAAACTACAACAAGATATGTATAGAATAATAAAAGGTGCTAGAGATTTAGGTATCGATGATGCTACAATATACGAAATGATTACAGAAAAAGGAACAATGTCAAAATCAGAATTTCAAATGATTTCTGAAGGATCTTTTATGCCTTTCAATGTAACTGATGATTTAGTAGAAAGATTATTAAGAGATAGATTAATTAGAAATGAACCAGGTCCAGTGAGAGATCTACCCGTTGATCAATTACTAGATGCATATGAAAATGTTCTTGGTAAAAGTTTAATAGGAGCTTCTGATCCAAAAGAATCACCGACTGGTGCTTTTGATCAACAAACAGACATATCAACTTTTGTTCCTAAACCAATACAAAAAAAGACAATTGACACCCGTCCATTGACAACTAATACTTTTGTTCCTAAACCACTTAATGTGCAAACAACATCCCCTAGTTTATTAGGTGGTAACATAGTTGATCAAGCTAAAAATTTAGAAATATTAAGAAGGAGAACCCAGTGAAACTATCAGACAATTTTTCACTAATTGAGTTTACAAAGTCACAAACAGCAGAAAGAAAAGGCATAGAAAACAATCCAAATGAAGTGCATATCATAGCTATGGAATCTTTGTGTTTTAATATATTAGAAAGAGTTAGGTCTGCTTTTGGTAAACCAGTCATGATTAATTCTGGGTATCGCAGTCCTGCCTTGTGTGAAGCCATTGGATCAAAACCCACCTCACAACATTGTGATGGTGAGGCGGCGGATATAGAAATATTTGGTGTTAGTAATTATGACCTTGCCAAATACATTGAAAAGAACTTAAATTTTGACCAGTTGATATTAGAGTGTTGGGATGGTAAAGAGCCAAATTCTGGATGGGTGCATGTTTCTTATGTTAATGATATTTCAAACAGAAAAAGTGTGTTAACATACACAAGAGCAAATGGATACTCAAAAGGTATAGAGTAGTGTCGTACAAAAGAAATTATCAAAGAGAATACGAAATAGAACCTAAATCTCGTAGAAAGAAAAGGGTTAATCGTAATTACGCTCGTAAAAAAATGATGAAGAAAGGTCTTGTTAAAAAAGGCGATGGTAAAGATGTGCATCATGTGGGCGGTAATGCGTTAAAGAAACATAGTAAATTAAAAGTTGTATCTGCTTCTAAAAACAGATCATATGCAAGAACAAAAAAAGCTAGAAAGAAGAATCCAAAGTCATAATGTCTACATTAGTTGTTAATTTACCTTCCATAGATGTGTGGGTGCGAAAAGAATATTTAAGAGATGGAGAAGATGGACATGGAGAGTTCGTAAAAGGTGTTTGGGTTACGGCAAAATCTATTCCAGGTAGAGCTTTTTATTTTGAAACTTATCTGCCTGACTATGGTGCTCTTTACGATAAACTACCTATTAGTGCTTTTACTTCTGAACCACAGACCCCAACTCCAGATATGGATCTTTATAATCTCCAGTTTTGGAATTGCATGGATTATGGGGTGGTGGCAGTTAGCAAACAGTTCATAGGATCTATGGACTTCGAGGTATATACAAGAGATCATGGTATCGTAAAAGGATCATATGTATGCACTCTTGATAATTATCACGAGAATATAAATACAATAGATTATTCTACGAGTGAGAAACCAGCAGAACATAAATCAAATAACATAATAGAATTAGAAAACGGACAGTTTTGTCTGTATCCAAACAACAGAATGAGAGTGTATGATAATTCATTGACACCAGACAAACCACTGCAGCCAGACTTCAAAGTTAGCACAGAGATATATCAAGTTGAGAACGGACAAAAGTTTAGACTCGGAGATACAGATGAATACTTTTGGAAGGCAAAAGATGAATGATAGAGTTTCTTCTGATCTTTATGCTCAACGAAAGAGTGGTAGATCAGACACAAAGATTTGAAAATATTAATACTTGTTTGTATTTTGCTAAACGTTTGAACAATCAACCCGATGTTCCACTGCTGGATGGCAAAATGGCTAAAATCACTGCATATTGTAAGCCTGTCCGAAAAAACTAGGCTCTCAGATCGCCACACAGAGCCGAAACAAAGTGTCCGTGTGTGATTGTACCCTAGAAATACCTTTGTTTTTACACGATTACGATAAGTGGGTTAGCCAACTTCTCCCCAATTATTTCCTAATTCTGCATCAACTTCGAAGGGTATTCGTAGGTCTGGAACACAATTAGACATAATATCTTTTATTTTATCGACTTCTTCTTGATTTTTTATATTGAAACACAATTCATCGTGAACTGTTAGCATCGGACATAACCCTTCCGAATAACAATCGACCATTGCCTTTTTAGTTTGGTCTGCACTAGATCCTTGAATTAATCTATTCAGCGCCTTGTATGTAAATGCTCTTTGTACATTTTGATATTCTTCTAATGCATTCTTCAAAGGTAATGCTTTTTTAGAAGAGTAACCTCTTGGTTCATACAAATCAAAACGACATTTTCTACCTAGTTGAGTTCTTATCATTCCTTTTTTCAAAGCAAAGTTTGATACCTTTGTTGCTAGATCTTTTACAAAAGGAACTTTCTCATTATATTTTTCTAATAATTCTTTTGCCTCTTCTTCTGTAATAGCTAATGTGTTTGCTAATTTTTTGCGGCCCATACCATACATGATTCCAAGATTTACGGTCTTTGCTTCTTTTCTTGATATGTTTGCCATGTCTGCAACCATTTGATGAAAATCTGCTTTACCTTCATTATACATAGTCACTACTTCATCTATCAAAGGATGTCTGAATCCATCCGTTGGTTTGGCACAGTAATGTGCTAACCACCTTGGTTCTTGTGATGCATAGTCAAACGATCCCCACTTACACCCTTCTTCTGGAATAAACAATCCTCTAATCGCTTTCTTGATCTCTAAATCTCTAGATGGTATTTGTTGTAGATTAGGATTACTGGAACTAAAACGACCCGTAACAGTTCCACCATCGTCTGTTCGGAGAGGATGAAAGTCACAATGTATACGACCATCATGAGCATGATTAAGAATAGTTTCTACAAAAGTAGTATTTGCTTTGTTAAGTTCTCTAATCTTTACAATTTTTTTAGCAACGGGATGAGGATGATGAGACAGAAACTGTTTTGTGAAAGAGGGAGACCCGCTCTTTTCTGTGCGAGAATACTCAAGTCCAAAAAAATCAAAGACCTTTGCTATAGATGTGCTGACCCAAGGTTCAACTGCAACACCAGTAGCTTTGACTATCTCATCAAGTAGTTTTTTCTCTTGCATTGCCATTTCTTTTTTGACTTTTTCTGCTTGATCTAAATCAACACGAACACCTTTTGTTTTCATTTCTAACATGACGGGTATCAATGAGGATTCTAATTCAAAAATACTTGTGCATTCCTCTCTTTCTAATATTGGTAGTAAATGATCGTACAATCTCAAAGTGACTGCAGCGTCTTGTTCTGCATATGCTCCCACATATTTAGCAGGCAGTTTGTACATCTCTGATTTTGGATCTACACCAAACTCATCTGCAGCATGTCTTAAAGTTTTCTCACTTTTATATTCTTGTAAATAATCTGACACCAAACTATTTAGATTATAATATCTTCTGTTCTCATTAATAAGAGGAGCCATAATCATTGTATCTAGTATGGGACCTTTAACTTCTATACCTTCTGCTCGTAGCCAACCCAAATCATACATGGAGTTATGAAAAATCTTAGGAACTTTTGGAGTATCCATTTGTTTCTTAAACCACTTAAAAACCATGTTTGAATCTATGTTACCTTGAGAATGTCTTATAGGATAATATCCTTGGAAGTCTCCAGCAGCTACTGCTATGCCAATAACATATCCGTCTTTTCTACACCATCCAGGCCCTAACTTTAAAAGATTAGGATCTCTTGTTTCTAAATCAACAGATATACGAGATGCTTTTGTTAGATCTGGAAAATCATTTGGAGGAGACCAATCAAAGTCAATGTTCCCCCAGGACATATCTTTTATGTCTTGATCAATAAAATGATATTGATGTTCTTTACTTGTCATTAATTATTTCGCCTCCAAGAGCTGCATATCCAATGATATCCACCCAACTATCATCATGATCTAAAGTCTCTGCTAGTCTAGCTAATTTAACCCCTATCATACAAGCGATAACTTCCTCTGCCGTAACTTCTCTTGCGAGTATAACAGACCATATCTTAGCTATTCTTTCATGATTGAATTTAGCTGGGCCATACTCTTTGGCTCTTGGCCCATTGATTAGTTTTTCTGCTTGATTTAAAAAATATTCTCTATCTTTTTTCATATTTACTTTTTCTTTCTTTATCTCTACGTCTTTGATCTCTAGCTCTACAAGCATCATTACAAAATTTTTTTTCATGTGCTCTAAAGTCATTAACTCTAAGTCGCATCTTAGCACTACAGCTCCCACATACTTTTTCATAATAAGCATTTTCTCTTAAAAATTTAATAACTTCTTGTAGGTGATCTATTTGAGAAATCATTTCTTCTTTTGCTTGTTCATAGGTTTTCATATTTTGTATCCACTCTCACTTTTGCTTTCAACTATATGTAAAGACTTACGAGCACGAGTTACTCCCACATAAAATACTCTATGCTCACTGTCTTCATCTCCTTTTTCCTTTATCAATTTAGGACAATCTAAAAGCAAAGCTACATTGTCTGCCTCTCCACCTTTAGCTTTGTGTATTGTTGACAAACGAATTCTAGGTTTCTTTGTTAATATTCTCTCTCCCCTTCTTCTTGCAGAGGTAATATATATTCGTTGTTGTTCTGTCATGCTTAGAACATCGTACCACATCATTTCTTTGTTCAAGTTTAATAGATAACCCAACTCGCTCTTTAATAAATCGTCCAAAGTATATGTTCTGTCTTGATCCAATAATTCTATTTTTCTTTTTCCACCATGACCAATGACCCCTTTTTTTGTTCTCCTCGAAAACTCTACCCAATTTTGTACACTTAGACTTTGATTTTTGCATAATTGTATCCACACCTCTATACTGTTAATTAACTTTTCAGATACAGACCATCCAGATCCCTCTCTCCAGAACATATATCCTTCATCTTGTAATTTATTTCCTATGTCAGAAAGTATTCTGTTTGTTCTTGCTAGAACATACCACTCTCCTTTGTTAAAATTTATGTCCATAGCATCGTAATAATAAGAAACATTGCCCTCTTCTTCCTTCGGCTTGTATTCTTTTTGTTTTCTTGTTTTAACTTTTCTTATTATGCTTCTTGCAACAGACCAAACAGTGTATGGAACTCTGTAAGATTGATCTAGTACTATAGATTCTTTTGCACAGTTTAAAAAATTATTTACGTTTGCGCCTGCCCAATTGAAAATACATTGATCGTCATCCCCAGCATAGTATGCTTTCTTAGTATTGGGTAACAAACATTCCTTGACCATTCTCCATTGTATAGGAACTAAGTCTTGTGCTTCATCCACAATTAGTAAGTCTAATTCAGGTCCCGTTCCTTGTTCTAAGAACTTAATCAACATGTCTGTAAAATCTAATTTAAAATTTTTCTTTTTGAAATCTTGATATGCTTCTGCAACAGTAGGCATGTATGCTCTACTCAAAGACATGTCTCCAAAAGAATCAAATTCATCCATTAGATCAGTGCCTTTTAGTCTAGACATATTATATACATAGAAATATTTATCTCCGTCACTTGACCCTGGAGTAAACATATCGCCCTCTTCTATATTTATTTTTTCTTCTTTTTGAAAAACAACTCCAAGTTTCTTGCCTAAAAACCTCATGTCGGGTGGTTTAATTACATCTTCTGTTTTCATTCCAACCCAACGAAAAGCAAGAGAATGTAGTGTTCTAAAGTGATGAAAATGCTTTTGATCTAGGTTAAATTTAACACAAGCTCTATCAACAGCTTCTTGTGCAGCTTTTCTTGTAAAAGATAAGAAAGCTATCCTTTGAGGATCTACTCCATTTGCAATAGCATCTTCTATAATATCTAAAAGTTTTGTTGTTTTACCAGTTCCAGGTGGTCCATAGATTGCTATTTCGTTACTCATTCTCTATTTCCTTGTCCTTTGTTTCTACCTGTTGGTGCTTTGTTTTCAAATGGACACACCCCCTTTGCATTTATCTTTACCGCCTCTGGGTACAACCTCCACAGTTCTTCTTCTAAGTATTCTTCTATTAGTTTCTTACCATCAACACATTCTTGTCTTGTTTTATATACAACCCCAGGTTCATAAAAACTGCACAAAGCATCTCCACCTCTGTATCTACACTGTTCAACAAAAATTACACAAAAAGCTACTAACATCTCCATTAGAACGGAACCTCCTCTTCAAATTCTATTTTAGGTATTTCAATATCCTCTTTTACTTCGGGAATCCACCAAACACGAATTGATTTAAACTTACCCTCTGTTGTTTTAAAGTTTCTAACATTACTACATTTATCTCCATTATTTATTTCTTTTATTCTTTCTTGAATCTGACCCTTTGAATAATGTGTAAACCCCTTTTGTCTTAAAAATTCTATAAAAGAATCTATTTTAAAATAAACTAATCCTTCCATGATCCATGGTTTACCAATCAATAATTCTTCTGCCGATTGTGCTTGTACTCGCCCATAACAAAAAGACTCAAGTAATTGATTAAAATGTCCTTTGTAAGTTAGTTCCTCTGGAACTTCTATTTCATTAGCCTCTGCTAATAATCCGTTAATTAACAACTGCCAATCGCTTTCTTTTACTTTTGGAGGCATAAAATTTTGTTGTTCCAGACATGCTATCTGAAACTTAGATTGTGATTGTAAATCAAAACTTGTTAACTCTAATCGTCTGCCATCCAAATCTGCAAAGAATACCCTTGGTTCTGATTTAACAATAGATATACCTGTTATTTCTACTGCATCTACATTTACACCAATGCCATACTTTCTTCTTTTACATAAAGATTTATTACAATGTGCTTTGATAGGCTCTTGTCCACATGTATAAAAATATTCTTTCTTCTCTAATTGACCTTGTATCTGAACTATTTCTTGTGCAGATACGGGACTAGTACAGTAATCAATGTTAAATTTTTCAAGCAGCGCCTTCCAATTATCGGGATCCATCTTCTTAAACATTGCACCATAATTAAATAAAGACATGTTTCTTGATCCCTCTCCAATGCCATTTAGTGCCATGACATTTAAACAAGGTGGACCTTCTGGAAAAGGTTCTGTCTTTTTTGATCCTACTTGTAGTTTAAAAAAG